TACTGATTGGATTTCAACAGGATCATATGCACTAAACTATCTTATCTCAGGAGACTTTCACAAAGGTGTTCCGCTAGGTAAGGTTACTGTGTTTGCAGGTGAATCAGGAGCAGGCAAATCATATTTCTGTTCAGGAAACATTGTAAAACACGCACAAGATCAAGGCATCTTTGTAGTACTAATTGACTCAGAGAACGCACTTGATGAGAGCTGGCTACAGGCTCTACAAGTTGACACTAGTGAAGACAAACTTCTTAAACTTAACATGTCAATGATTGACGATGTCGCAAAAACTATCTCAACTTTTATTGCAGATTATAAGTCTATGGACGAAGATGATCGACCTAAGGTATTGTTTGTAGTTGATTCGTTGGGTATGTTGCTAACACCTACTGATGTTGATCAGTTTAACAAGGGTGACATGAAAGGTGATATGGGTCGTAAGCCTAAAGCACTGACATCACTTGTACGTAACACAGTTAACATGATTGGTTCGCTTAACGTAGGATTAGTATGTACTAACCACACTTATGCATCGCAGGATATGTTTGATCCAGATGACAAGATCAGCGGTGGTAGTGGCTTTATCTATGCATCAAGTATTGTTGTTGCAATGAAGAAGTTGAAACTAAAGGAAGACGAAGACGGCAATAAGATCTCAGAAGTTATGGGTATTAGAGCTGGTTGTAAAGTAATGAAAACACGCTATGCAAAACCGTTTGAAGGTGTGCAGGTTAAGATTCCTTATGAGACTGGTATGAACCCGTACAGTGGTTTAGTTGAATTGTTTGAGAAGAAAGGCTTGTTGACTAAACAAGGTAATAGACTCAAGTATGTAAACTTGGCAGGTGAAGAAGTTCTTGAATATCGTAAAGCATGGATGCAAGACGGTAAACTTGATTTAATCATGTCAGAATACAACGAAAAAATGGCTCCTGTGGTAAATACCGACGATGCAGAAGAAGTTGATGCTGATTTAATTGACGAAAATATGGTCGAGGAGTAAATGAATGGACGAAAGTCAAGTAATAGATTTATGGATGATGTTTAAAGAATATCTTGATAAAAAACACGTTGATATGGCAGCAGAACGCTATATTGACTTGTGCGCCGACTATGGCGTTAGTGATATGGCACTTAAAGATGCATTAGGAAATGATGCAGTATTGGACAATGCTATTAATTATTATCTCGACCTTGACGACGAAGATGTATTAGAAGAAGAAGTAGATTGGGATTAAATTATGGGATGGTATAGCGAAGTATCTAGAGACATTTCTAAAATACCTAGTGCTGTACAGTTCTTTGAAGACGAGTTAATTAATGCTCGTGTCGAAGTAAAGCTTAAAGGCAATGTTGAACGTGCCGCGGCAGAAATGCCAGGCATTGTTGAACATCGATTTAATCAGCTTCAAGAGATTGAAGCAATCCTAAACTATTTAAATATAGAGTTGCGCAGATTGCGCAGCTCTTATTTTAAGAAATATCTCGAAAACTACCAACGAGCTCTGTCAAGCCGTGACGTTGAAAAATACGTAGACGGTGAGGCAGACGTTGTTGACTACGAAAAAATTATTAACGAGTTTGCGCTAATGCGTAACAAATGGTTAGGACTATTAAAGGGTCTTGATCAAAAGCAATGGCAGATTACAAATGTTGTTAAACTACGTGTAGCAGGAATGGAAGATGCAAGTTTGTAATGAAAGAAAATAATAATGTTATTTTAATAAGTTGCGATTCTCTCTACTACAAAGATTGGGGGATCGCATTATTAACTAGTATGCAAGTCCATATACCGTGGATAAATTTACATTGTCATATTGTAAATCCTGACAAACATTATCAAAAAATTGCCGGAGTAACTTATACTACTGAAGAACGCACTTTTGTTAACGAAGAATCTAAAATAAGTTATTTGCAAGCAGCTAGATTCTTAGCCGTTCAAAAATATTGTAATGCTGACGATTTTGTAATGACAATAGATTGTGATTCTATATGCGTTACTCCTTTTGAAGAAAAAGATTTTCGACAATTATTTACAACCAACGAAATACCAGTTTTGCAACATCCAAAACACAAAGGGTGGCTTGCAGGTTTAGTAACTTTTAATAAATCTAATTTTAGAAATGACTTTGCTAATATGTTACTCTCTATACCTATCGACGAATGGAAAATTGGTAGAGATCAAGTAATACTAGCACAACTAGCTAACAACTATAATTTTTCTCCTGTTCAGCGTCCTTGGATGAACATAGGAAAACTTAGATTAGGAACTCGATTTTTAACTCTAAAAGGTGCACAAAAAACGTCACCTAAATATTTGCCCGGGTATGAAAAGTCTAAAGAAAATATTAATCTGTATATTAAGAATAAAAATAAATGAAAAGCTTTATTATTCGATTGAGTGCATTTAATAACAGCGTGAAATGGGCTGAACAAGCATACAATTCTGGAAAAAAACATAATTGGGATATAAATTATTATGAAGGTATTAATGGTCAATTAATGTCTTTAGAAGATTTTAATTTATTCTCAAATACGCAATTTAAAAAAGGCGCCAAGAGATTACAACGTGCTGGTGTTCGAGGATGTTTTTTAAGTCACTTTTCTCTTTGGAAAAAATGCATAGATCTTAACGTTCCAATATGCATACTAGAACATGATGTAACTATTCAACAACATTTTCCAAAAATTAAATTTAATGATGTAATGAAGCTTGCTACAGGGCCACAAGGAAAATCACTATATTTAGGTGAATGGTATGCAGGAGCAATGGCATATTGTATTACACCATTAGGTGCATCTAAATTAATAAATTTTGTAGAAAAATATGGCGCAATGCCTGCAGATGTTATGCTATGTACAGGTATAATCAATTTAGAATTTTATGATCCTATAGGGTCTGTTGTAACATACGTTACTGATGAATTTAGCTTCACAGAGGATTTCTTATGAGTAGTAAGCAACAATATGGATATCGTTCAGCATTAAATAAAGAATGGCTATGGCCGATAAAAGATAAAAAAGCATGGCCGTATCTTACAAAAGAGGAAAATATTTTATTTCCTAAAGTTATTAGTAACATGATACCCAATCATCGAGCTGTAATACAAGCAGGCGGACACTGTGGCTTATATCCTTATCAATACTCTTCACTATTTGAAAATGTTTATACATTTGAACCTGAATATAAAAATTATAATTGTTTAGTTACTAATTTAAAAGATTGTCAAAACACTGTTACTTATAATCTCGGTTTAGGCAATAAATTAGAAAAAATGGGCATTAAATTAGATAGAAAAAATTCAGGCAAACATATGATTACTGATACAAATGAGAATGCAGTATCAATAATTACTATTGATAGTTTAAATCTAAGTGATGTTGATTTAATACATTTAGATTTGGAAGGATACGAATTGTTTGCATTACAAGGTGCAATAGAAACAATTAAAAGATATAAACCTCTTATTGTATTAGAAACTAATGATTTATGTAATGAGTTTGGGTATACTATTAATGAGTTAGAATCTTGGATTTATTCCGTTGGTTATAAGAAAACTAAAGCATGGGCCGACGACTGTGCATATGAATATGATACTACAGTTCTGTAAAGCTGTATTTAAAAGTATCTATATCTTCTTCGTAAAGAGTCCTAACTAGTTGAGTTGAATAACTATTAAAAATATTTCTATATGGATTGGTATTTGGTCCCTTGTTTGTTATTGGGAGTTTCATACCTTTAAAAATATCTATATCCGCTATTTCGGTATTGATATGTTCAAATTTAATAATCTTATCAATAGTAAATATATCAGATTTTAACCATGATACTTGATTATCAGATGCACAAAACCAAGTATAATCCCAAGGTTGGTTATGATAATATGTCAACCATTTATCAAAACTATGATTCATCATTTCGTATTCTTTTAAAATAATATCATAATCTCTAATTGTTTTATTAGTTTTTCTACCGTATTTAAGTCTTGGCAATACTGTTTTTAATATGTTTTTCCTAAAGAAAAACCAACTAGCGATTCTAGACCAGGGATTTCTAACAATTGTAAATGAAGTAAATGTACTTATTGGACAAATAAAATTTTCAACGTCTTGAAGTGTACTATGGTAGTTATAATTGTTTGTTCTTAAATTAGGTATGTGTGTATAATCATAATTATTATTAATTAACGTATATATACTTCTTCCTGCGGTTTTTGGAATGTGTATAAAGATATGAGGTTCATCTGATTGTATATAATAACTCATAAAACTATTTATTAATAAACTGCGTACATAAATATCTATATGAACAAAGTAGTATTAGTAACAGGCGGTTTTGATCCCTTACACTCAGGGCACATTGCCTACTTTAAAGCGGCACGAGAACTAGGTGATCACTTGGTAGTTGGCGTTAACTCAGACGAATGGCTTACACGTAAAAAGGGCAGACCGTTTATGTCATTTGAAGAACGTACTGCAATCATTAAAGAACTTGCATGTGTTGACGAAGTTATTGGATTTACTGATACAGACGATACAGCACTAAACGCTATAGGACAAGTACTGCAAACTAAAGGCAGTAGCTGGCGTGTTATATTTGCCAACGGCGGAGATAGAACAAATACTACAACTCCGGAATATGCTACATACGGTGAACATCAAGATGTAGATTTTGCATGGAAGGTCGGCGGCAGTAATAAAGCCAACAGTAGCAGTTGGATACTCGACGAGTGGAAAACACAAAAGACAGAACGTGATTGGGGCTACTGGCGTGTGTTAGACGACAACCCTAAAAAAGGTTATAAGGTAAAAGAACTTGTAATTTATCCTAGCAAGAGTCTTAGCGATCAACGCCACTTTGAACGTTCTGAAGATTGGAATATACTTCAAGGTACTGTTAACATGACTACTGAGTACAACAATAATAAACACAGTGTGATGCTAACATCTTCAAGTGTTAACTATAATGTAGGCAAAGAAGTCTGGCACAAAGCATCAAACCCCGGCATAGAAAATGCACATATACTAGAAGTACAATGGGGCAAGTGCTATGAAGAAGATATAGAAAGAAGAGACTAATGAAAGTATTTGTAGGATATGACCCAAGAGAAGACATTGCATATCAAGTATGTAAGCATAGTATACTAACTAGACAACCAAACGCAAATGTACGTCCACTAGTGCAAAAAGAGCTACGTGATGCAGGATGGTACACTCGTCCTGTAGATAAACTTGCAAGTACAGAGTTTACATTTACACGCTTCTTAGTACCAGAACTTGCAAACTTTGAAGGCTGGGCAGTGTTTATGGATTGTGATATGATCCTTACTACAGATATTAAAGAACTATTTGATCAAGCAGACGACAAGTATGCTGTTATGTGTGTGCAACATGATTACACGCCTAAAGAAGGCATGAAGATGGATGGACAGAAACAAACTATCTATCCACGCAAGAACTGGTCAAGTGTTGTATTGTTTAACTGTGCGCATCCTAGTAATGCTAGACTTACACAAGACATGGTAAATGATCCAGAACTTAATGGTGCATACTTTCATAGATTTAGTTGGTTAAAAGATGAAGAAATTGGCGCACTAGATCATACATGGAACTACTTAGTGGGCGTGTATGATGATATCGAAACACCAAAACTAATACACTACACCGAAGGCGGACCGTGGTTTGAAAATTATAGAAACGGCGAGTTTAGTTTACGTTGGAAGGAAGAACTACAGGCGATGATGAATGGATAATTATATAGCTCTTGACGCTACTGATAGAATAGTATCACCTCTGGCAATCGGAACTAATGCAACATTTATAGAAGATGGATGGAAAGGATTAATAACTCGTCCTGTTAACGAAACTGTTATTTTTAGGAGTATGACACAACGAAAGACAGTAAACGTATGTCAAGAACAAGGCAGAAACTATTTGTATATCGATACTGGATATATCGGCAATATGCAAAAAAGAAAAGACTGGCATAGAATTGTTTATAATGGTATGCAACATTCTAATATTAAATGGGATCTTCCCAGTGATAGGTTTGAATACATTTCTTATAGTAAATCATACTTAAAATTTCCAGGTTGGAAAAAACAAGGTAAGGCAATTTTACTAGTTACTCCTAGTGATAAGCCTTGTAAATTTTACGGTATTGATAGAAATGAATTTGTTAAAACTACAATAGAGGCATTAAAAAAATATACTGATAGACCTATTATTATAAGAGATAAAGTTATTAGACGAGACAGAGTAGGCGGCGGAAGCATATATAACCAATTAGACGACGATAATATTTTTGCAGTTGTTACTTATAATAGTATTGCTGCTACTGAAGCAATTGGGTATGGAATACCATGTTTTACCCTTGCTCCTAATGCAGCAGACGAATTTTGCGAAAAGGACCTATCATTAATAGAAACTCCAAAATATGAAGATAACGATAAAGTGAGCAAATGGCAACACTGGTTAGCTTATTGCCAATATACTCCTGCAGAAATGCAAGATGGCAAAGCAATTACGTTAATTAAGGATTACAATTTATCATGACAATAACAGTAGCCAGTTATTTAATGGGTATCCCCCCAGGAAATACTAACACAGAAAAGCCTCAAATTATTGTAAATTTTATTGAAGGTGTTTGGGCGTCTGGTGATAAGGGTCAGATTATTTGTGATTATACCCCAGTTGATTCAGATGTTGCTGTAGTTCAGGGGTTTGTTCATCCAGGAAGTAAAAATAGCAATCATTTAAAATTACGTAAAGACGTATTTGATAAACAATGTCGCGACGGCAAACGTAGTATCATTGTTGATAGTAATTTATTCTTATATGCAGATCCAGGAAATTCTAAGAAATTTTTAAGGTATAGTTACGATGGCATATTTCCTAATACCGGCGAGTATTGTAACGAAACTCCTAATCCTGAAAGATGGGAATTTCTTAGTAAGCAATTAAACATATCATTAAAGCCATGGCGCAAGGCAGGAAATGCAATTGTTGTTTGTTGTCAACGAGATGGTGGATGGAGTATGAATGGACAACCGTTAATGTCGTGGGTTATACAAACAGTTACTAAAATTAGAAAACATAGCGATAGGCACATTATTATTAGATTTCACCCCGGTGATAAAAATCAACTTGCCCATAAAAGAGCAATGTCAAGATACAAACTTAAGAATGTTTCTATATCTAATTCAAAACATATTTTAGATGATTTAAAAACTGCTCATGCTGTTATAAATCACAATTCTAGTCCCGGAGTTGTAGCAGCAATCGAAGGTGTTCCATTATTTCTAACAGATCCGGACCGTAGTCAAGCGGGCGCCGTTGGACATCACAATTTTGATAATTTAGAAAATACGTTGCAGTTTGATAGAGAAATTTGGATACAGAAGATGGCACAAATGCATTGGACACTAAGCGAACTTAAAGATGGTACTGCATGGAAACATTTACGGAACTGGGCAATAAAATGAGCAAACAAATAACAGTAGTAACTACATTTCATCCGGCAGGATATACAAAATACGGCGAGCGTTTTTTAGAAAGCTTCGCAAAAAGAGTAGACAAGCGTATTAAATTACTAGTGTACGCAGAAGATTGCAAACCTCACAATCCTGATCCTACACGTATTGAAATATTAGATGCAACGCAAGTATTGCCTAAACTAAATGCATTTAAAGCAAAATGGAAAGATGTTCCTAAGGCTAACGGTGATATTAGTCAAGACCCTGTACGCAGTAAACGCAAGGATTGGAACAAAGAGTTTAAATGGGATGCTATACGGTTCGCTAATAAGACATACGCTGTGTATGACGCTTGTACACGCTCTAAGGACTGGTGTGTGTGGATGGACGCGGATACATTTGTACACAGTACATGGACATACGAAGACTTTATAGAACTACTTCCTAACAATGCGTATATTACATATGTAGGTAGAGGTAAAGGATCGCAAACATGGCCAGAGTGCGGATTCTACGGCATGAACTTAAATCATCCTGTGTGTCACGAGTTTCTTAAAGAATTTGAGCGCATGTACGAAGATGCAGAGAACGGAATGTTCTTGCTAGATGAATGGCATGACAGTTACATCTTTGGCGAGATACTGAAGCAGTATAAGGAATTTCCATCTCACGATTATAGCGCAGACATGTATTTGCGTGAAGCTAAAAGCGGAGGAGGCGGACATCCGCTTATCAACGGACCACTTGGCAAATGGATAGACCATATGAAAGGTGGCCGCAAAGACACAGGAAGAAGCCTTAAGAAAGATATTATGGTTAACAGAACAGAAGCATATTGGAATGAAATTTAGTTTATGGACACACAACGGTGCGCTTAACAGTAGACCAGTTTTTGATGCCTTTAGTGACAGTCTTGTGGCTGCTGGGCATGATGTTAGTTATAATAATGTTGACGCTGACGTTAATGTTATTTGGAGCGTTCTTTGGAATGGTAGAATGGCTAGGAACGAAGTTGTATGGAATCAAGACAAGCCGACTGTAGTATTAGAAGTAGGCGGAATAAAGAGGGGAACAACATGGAAGGTAGGATTAAATGGTATTAACAGAGATGCTTATTTTGGCGATTATATGGGGCACGATAACAACCGTAGTAATCTACTTGCACTCGAAGTAAAGCCTTGGCGTACTGCCGGTGAGTACATTTTAATATGTGGACAACATGATAAGAGTTTACAGTGGAAAAACATGCCACGTATGAGCAATTGGTTTTTACAAACATATGACGAAATACGCAAGCACACAGAACGTCCTATAATATTTAGACCTCATCCACGCTGTAGATTAGAACACATAGAACGTGGACTTAAACACGTATACAGACAGGAGCCACAACATGTTAGCGGCACTTATGACGATTTTGATATGCAGTTTAATAATATATGGGCTACTATTAGTCACTCGAGCAATCCTGGAATTCATTCTATCATTTCCGGCGTTCCTAGTTTTGTTAGTAATCACAGTCTTGCTTATGATGTAGCCAACGACATAGACTTTTTACACGACATAGAAAATCCACTAATGCCAGATAGACAAGAATGGCTCAACGACTATGCTTACACTGAATGGACCGTTGAAGAAATTTCTCAAGGTTTGCCGCTTAAAAGATTGACAGATAAACTATTTTAAGTTATACTGTATGTATGATAAATGATATTGAAGATTGCTTAGAATACCTTGTAGGACTGCGCCAGTCATCTGTTAACTTTACTATCGAAAAAACCGACTATACTATTATAACTAGTATTGCACGGCAAGTTTATAAAGGTACAGCATTAACTGATAAACAATTCTTACTTATGCGCAACAAACTGCAATTTTATAGAGACCAATTTACTAATTTAGATTGGGACTTTGATTATGCAGTTAATCAATTGCGTCAGCCCTTGCGTCATATTGATCGCAGTAAATATATCAAACTTGTGGACAACGAAATCAAAATAAGATTTCCTTTTAGAAAAACTGAAATAATGTTGGTGCAGGAAGTTGCAAACACTGCACAAGATAATTATCATCATCAAAAAGGATCGCACACTCATTATTTTGGATGTAACGAAATTAATGTATTAAACATTGTAGATAGATTTAAAGATAAACAATTTACTATTGATCAAGAAATTCTCGACTTGTATAAAGATATAAAGTCAATACACAATAATCCACAAGAATATCTAAGCGGTGTATCTTCGGATAATAAATTAATTAATATCAATCCTAGATTGTTGCCTATTATCAACAGTGAATTAGGTGAATTATCTAATGAAACATTTACGCAATTTATTGACAGAAGATTTCGCTACGGATTTAATTATACTCAAACATTTGACTCAAAGAGTCTTGCAGATAAAATAGCATTGCGAAATGACAACGCATATCAAAGTAAACCTAGTGAAGAATCGACAGATGATATTTTAGGCGCACTATGGCAGTTAGATAGATTTCCGTTGTTAGTAGTGTTAGAAGACGATAAAGCAGAACAGCAGTTATATGAATTTGCAAATCATTATAGAGACATTTTAAATCCAGAACAGCAAAGCGTATTGTTTCGTTTAGAAGACAAGGACGCAGGGTTTAACCAATTGATTAGAGATCGCAAACTAAACAATTGGGTTGACAAAACTACAAAAGTAGTGTATATTAGTAAGAATAAATTACCTAAATTACTTGTGAATAATGAATGGAAGCCTAGTGCAGCCTTTAGTTTTACAAGTAGTTTAGATCGCTTTTTAGATAGTTATGTTTCATTTAACTGTGACTTAATTGTATATAGAGAAGAACATATGAGTCCATTCAGGAGACATTCAAGATACTATGGCTAGTTGCAAATTAATAATTGAAGATGAAGTAAACATTAAACTAGAAGGTCTTGATGTTGATGTACGCCGAAAGTTAGCAAACGCACTCAAGTTTGAAGTGCCGTATGCAAAGCATATGCCTCAGTATAAACTAGGTAGATGGGATGGCAAAGTTGCTTTCTTTGGCATCGGCGGCACAGGCTACGTTAATCATCTTGATGTTGTTAGTCAAGTGCTTGCAAAAAACAATGTTGAAATAGTTAGTATTGAAGACAAGCGGCATCCAATTAAATTAGAATTCAAACCAGTAACAGAAACGTACTGGAAAGATCAAGGTGTTGTATGGCCAGAAGGTCATCCAGCAGAAGGCGAAGATATTATTCTTCGTGACTATCAAGTTGAAGCAATCAACAACTTTATTGCTAATCCACAGAGTCTACAGCAAATTGCTACAGGCGCAGGCAAAACAATTACAACTGCTACGTTATCACACATCAGTGAACCTTACGGGCGTAGTCTTGTTATTGTGCCTAATAAGTCCTTGGTTGAGCAGACAGAGGAAGACTATATTAACTGTGGATTAGACGTAGGGGTGTACTTTGGAGACAGAAAGCAACTAGGTAAGACTCACACAATATGCACTTGGCAATCCTTAAATATTTTGGACAAGAAGCATAAAGATGGCTCAGCAGTGCTATCACTGGCTGAGTTTTTAGAAGGTGTAAGCACTGTTATTGTTGACGAAGTACACATGGCGAAAGCAGAAGTTCTTAAAAACTTGCTTACTCGCAACCTACGTAACGCTCCAATCCGCTGGGGACTAACTGGCACAGTGCCAAGAGAAAAGTTTGAATTTGAAAGTATTCACGCATCACTTGGTCCTGTTATTGGAGCAATCACAGCAAAAGAACTACAGGACAAAGGTGTGTTATCAGCATGTCATGTTAATGTAGTACAACTAATTGATACAGTTGCACATCGTGATTATCAAAGCGAACTAAAGTATCTAACATCAGATACAGCACGTTTAGAATATATTGGTAAGATGATGAACACAGTATCTCAATCAGGCAATACTCTAATTCTTGTAGATAGAATTAGTGCAGGCGAAACATTAGCAGAACTTATTCCAGGCAGCACTTTTATTAGTGGAAGTGTAAAAGTAAAAGATAGAAAAGAAACCTACGATACTATTCGTGAAGGAACTAATGAAGTAATTATTGCAACTTATGGTGTTGCAGCAGTTGGACTTAATATTCCTCGTATCTTTAATCTTGTGTTACTCGAACCTGGAAAAAGTTTTGTACGAGTAATCCAATCAATTGGTAGAGGCGTAAGAAAGGCAAAGGACAAAGACTTCGTGCAAATATGGGATCTTACAAGTACGTGTAAGTTTGCGAAGCGACATCTGACTCAGCGTAAGAAATTTTACAAAGAAGCAGAGTATCCCTTTACTATTGAAAAAGTGGATTGGAATTAACAAGTATGAGAATATTAACTTTAGATAATAAATGTTATCATTTAGATAACTTACCTGAGACAATAGACGAAGATGTAAGATTTAGTGTATTAGACAATAGTGATCCAAAGGATCCAGATTTCTTTTGGGTGCCTTTGATTTTCTTAGAATCATTTAGTGCACCGGCAATGGTTTTAGATATTGGTGGACATGAAATAACTATGCCTGTTGATTGGAGCGTTGCAGTTGGTGACGCACAATCGGGACACGATTTAGAAATATTGCCTCTAACAAGCATTAATGATAGAGGATTTGATGCGTTTTTAATTAATCCGTTAAAGGGATTTAAAAACAGTTTTGAAAAAATAAGCATTGTAAATTTCTATACAGATGTAAAATGGTATTTTCCTAAAATGAAAAACGGACAATTATTAAGTGTACCAATTACTGATGGCGACAATCCACTTTGTGCATTTTTTGTAAAAGATATAAGCAGGCAGTGTGAAATACTAGACTTTGGAAAATTAGTATAATGGGAATTAAAGCAGGAAAAATCTGGGGTAACACAGAACTAATACATGCTAATGGAGTACTGGAGTTTCACCGTATTGAATACAAAGCAGGATACAAGTGTTCAGAGCACGAACATCAATTTAAATGGAATGGCTTCTTTGTAGAGTCGGGCAAGATGCTGGTGCGTGTATGGCAAGATGATCAAGGCTTAGTTGACGAAACTATTCTTGAAGCAGGCGACTTTACACAAGTCAAGCCCGGTAAGATTCATCAGTTCGAAGGACTAGAAGACGGTGTCGCTTTTGAACTGTACTGGGCTGAATTTAATCACGATGATATTGTTCGTCGTACTAGCGGCACCGAAGTAAAAGGAAAGAAGTAAATTGGATATTATTTTAATCGCAGTAGTATTTTCAGCTCTAGTAGGCTATTGGGCTAACAACTGGGGCCGTAATGGATGGCTTTGGTTTGTAGTTGCACTACTCATCTCACCGTTAATCACAGCAATCATTTTGATGGTAATGGGTCGCGACGGAACAGCAAAGGCAGAAAAGGATTCTGCTGACATCGAAGCAGAAGCTCAACGCCTTGCAGCTATCGAGAAGCGCAAAGCAGAGTTAATGGACAAGTAATCTTGGCTAAGATGATTCCAGGCGAAGCATTGATATACGAGCGTAGCGACGGTGTTGTCTACGCTCATTATCGAGATAAACCTGAGATACCTCGTTGGATTATAGGCGGCGATCCAGGTGCTGTTGCAAGAGCACAAGGTGAAATATTAGACTACGGTGAGTGGAAAAACTTATGCGAAGTAGCTTCAAAAAATCCAACACTTAAAAAAATAATGGACAAGTTAGTTACTACGTATTATATAGTAAAGGATGAGAAATGAGAATTATTGCAGGGCCGTGTCAGCACGAAACACTTGCACAGAGTTCAGAGATTGCACAAGAGTGTAAACGTGTGTGCGACAAGTATGGCATCGAATATTACTTCAAAGCAAGTTTTGACAAAGCCAACCGTACAAGTGCCAGTGGTAAACGTGGCATGGGCATAGATGCAACACTTACAGATTTTCTTGCACTTAAAGTTACACTGGGTGTAAAGACTCTAACAGATGTACATGATGCTGTACAAGTTAGACGTATTGAAAGACAGTTTAAAGATGCAGTTGACGTATATCAAATTCCTGCATTCCTTTGTCGACAGACTGATCTTATTCAAGCAGCATGTGCTACAGATAAGATTGTTAACATTAAGAAAGGTCAATTCCTTGCACCGTGGGACATGGCAGGAGTGCTAAGTAAGTGTGCAGACGCTAAAGAAGTCTGGATAACTGAGAGAGGTACAAGTTTTGGTTACAATACTTTGGTCGTGGACTATACTGGTATGCAGTATATGCTTGATAACTTTAACTGTCCTCTGGTATTTGACGCTACCCATAGCGTACAAAAGCCAGGCGGCAATGGAAGTAGTAGCGGCGGGAATCGTGCTTACGTTCCTGGCATGGCTCGTAGTGCCGCCGCTTTGGGTGTTACTAATTATTTCTTAGAAGTACACCCTGATCCGGACAACGCACCCAGCGATGGTCCTAACATGCTACGTTTAGAAGATTTTGAAGGAGTAGTAGATGACATCCACCGCTATTCTTATACCGGCTAGATACGGCAGCACACGCTATCCTGGAAAGCCGTTAGTTGCATTAGACAACGTTCCTATGATACGCAGAGTATACGAACGCTGCCGCAAGTCAGGGTATGATGTATACGTGCTTACAGATGACAAACGTATTGCAGACAAGTTTGAACCACATCAAGTTATTATTGATTTAGAAGATTACGAAAACGGCACAGAACGATGCGCCGGCGCTGTGGCAATGCGCACACTTGATGACTACGATCAGTTTATAAATGTACAGGGTGATATGCCAGATGTAACAGCAGAGCTAATTGAAAAATGCATTGCTAGTTTATCTCAATATGAAGTAAGCACAGTGTACACAGCAATGCCGAGTAAAATGCAAAACGATCCTAATTCAGTTAAGATGGTACGTGCAGGCGATCAAGCTCTATGGTTTGGCAGAGGCATGACAGGTTATGGAGAATGGCATTTAGGTGTTTATGGATATCGTAAACAAGCTCTGCAAGCATACCCGCACTTGCTTGTAGAAGCAGAAGAACGCATAGAGAAACTTGAACAATTGCGTTGGCTAAAAAACGGTTGGCAAATTGGCTGTAAGAGTGTATACTTTAATGGAGTAGAGATTAATACCCCGGAGGATGTTGAAACATGGCAGCAGAAAAACTTGCAATAAAAGAAATCCTCAGTTGGATTGACAATGGTGAAAGTGACATCTGGAATCATCTTGAAGACGATCATAAGAAGCAGATTAGTTTTTGGTTATTAAATAGATACGTCAGTGGTATACAAGGTAGTCGTGAAAAGCAAGAACTTGCTGTGTTTAAAACTAACGAATACTACAACAAACACTTTAACGACATTGGTGTTGGCAAAGACACTGGACATCAAAAACTAATGTGGCAGTTGTTGTGTATGTGTGGAAACACAGGCAAGAATGAGTTTCATCCGTGGATTGGTTTTAAGAAACGTGACGGCAGTACTGGCAAAGCAATGCAACTGCTGGAGAAAATATATCCACATTTAAAGACAGACGAGGTTGAAACACTTGCTAGAATATCTACAAAAAAAGAACTCAAGCAACTTGCAGAAGAGCATGAAATTGCAGTCAAACTCTAAGCCATACAAATGTGAATACTGCGGCAGTAGTTATGTAAGAGAGTCAACTCTTATGGCGCATTTGTGTGAAAAGAAACGTAGAGCATTACAAAAAGATGAGCGCCGAGTGCGACTAGGCTTTTATGCATTCAATCAATTCTATAAACTAAGTGCTGGCGCAAAGAAAGATAAAACATACGAAGAATTTTGTAAAAGCAGTTACTACAATGCATTTGTAAAGTTCGGTAGCTTTGTATCAAACGTAAAGCCGTTGTATCCTGAGAAGTATATTAACTATGTTGTTACTAGTGGAGTTAAATTAGATCATTGGTGCAGAGAAGAAATGTATGAAACATACGCTACTGAACTTATTAAAAAAGAAGGTGTAGAAACTGCACTTGAACGTAGTATTAATACTATGGTAGAGTGGGCAGAAGAAAACAACAGTGTTTGGAATCATTATTTTTTATATGCTAATCCTAACAGAGCAGTATGGCATATCAGAGATGGAAAGATTAGTCCATGGCTGATGCTTAATTGCAAAAGCGGAAAAGAAATGCTGGGCAATTTTAATGACGAACAGTTGAGCATGATATATAATATTGTAGATCCTAAACACTGGGGAGTACGATTTAAAAGACAAACAGCAGACGTACAATTAGTAAAAGACGTTGTAAAGGAAAGTAAATTATGAAACTAATTACATACCCAAATGAAATCTTAGAACGTGAAGTTAAAGATGTTGACTTAGAAAATCCAGGATTTGATCCTGTCGAACTTAAAAAAGAAATGGTCGACTTTATGATAGCAAACAACGGCATCGGCCTAAGTGCAAATCAAGTCGGACTTGATGCAAAAGTGTTTGTTATGGGAGACAGTGTAGAAAATAGTACAATGTGTATTAATCCTACAGTACTACAATACACAGAAGAAACTGTAGACGATATCGAAGGTTGTTTGAGTTTTCCAAATGTGTTTGTTAAAATTAAACGTCCTAAAGAAATACTTGCAGAATGGTATAATGAAAAATTAGAAAAACAAACTGTAAAGATCGAAGGATATAGTGCCAAGTGCTATTTGCATGAATTAGATCATTTGTTAGGTATTACATTTAAAGATCGTGCAAGCAAACTTAAATGGGACATGGCGCAAAAGAAAGCACGTAAGTATGAAAAGCAACATGCGTAAATTACTAGATGGCACCGAAGTATATGAACTTGATCAAGCAGTTGATCTTGTAATTAAAACTAAAGTACCGATGAAATGGAAATTAATCGATCGAGAAACTGGTGAGGAATATATAGGACAAACTCCTAAAGAAGACAAGTTTCATTGGAATAAGATATTATGAGTGATATTAAAATCTACGACAATTTTATTGATAAGACTGTTTTTGAAGAAATGAAAAAGCAAGTACTGAATATCAATTGGCAGTATGGCGATAAGATTGCCAACGATTTAAATAATTCTCCTAATTGTGAGGAAAAATACGACTGGCAAATGGCTCATGTTTTTTACAAACATCCGTTTGAAATGTCTGATAATTTTTCTATTATAAATCCAATTGTACAAATAATACAGCCTGCTATTATGTATAGAGCAAAACTTAATCTTAATCCATGCACTGATAAGATTGTAGAACACGGTTATCATCAAGACTACCAGCCAGAATCAGTTGGTAAAATATTTACATCAGCAATTTTCTATCTAAATACTAATAATGGTTATACAAAATTTGAAGACGGCACAATAATATCTAGTATTGAAAACAGACTAGTAACATTCCCGTCAACTATGCTGCACACCGGAACTAGCTGTACTGACACAAAATATAGATTAGTTTTAAACTTAGTTTACGTTAATGGAAGTTACTTTGCCTGATATTGATATAGATTTTGCAGATAGAGACATTATACTATCGAAAATACAACACCGTGTAGCAAAGTTAAACACGGGAAAAAAACATAATACTGGAGTCTATGCAACAGAGATTCCGCATAATCCTATTGACAACTTGGCCACAGTTGATCATAAGGCAGCAGACGAGCGTGGCTATTTTAAACTAGATTTTCTTAATGTAAGCATATACAAAGACGTTAAGAACGAAATACATCTAATAGAACTAATGGAAAGGAAACCAATATGGGAACTACTGGAGCACGAAGACTTCAGCGAAAGCGTCTTTCATCTAAACGGGCACGGAGCACTGCTGAAGCAATTGAAGCCGCAATCGGTAGAACAATTAGCAGCGACACTAGCTATCATTCGACCAGCGAAGAGGCATCTAGCGAACGAGACTTGGGAAACAATAATGAAGGAAGTATGGACAAAGCCGACTGATGGTGCATACTACTTTAAGAAGGCTCATTCAGTATCCTACGCAATGGCATGCGTAGTACATATGAATTTATTATGTGATCAACTCAGTCTTTAGGTTTTCTTACTAGCTGAACGTTTTTTCTTTTTACACGCTTAATGGATAGATTGTTTAAGTTTACAACAGGACCTAGTGTTACATTTACATCTTTTGAATTCATTGTCATTATACAATACCGAAAACGTTCAAATTCTCCTTTTAAGAAAATGTTAATGGGAATCATCCGATTAGATTCCCACCACCAAATATCGCCGAGTTCTAAAAATAAACTTTTATCTTCTTCTGTGCGTATGCTTGTAAGAACATATACTGAAGTAACATATTGATCTTGATTAGATATGATACCTATATATTCGTTTCCGCCATACTGCAGAATACTTAAAAAAGGAAAATTTTCTTGTATATCTTTTATTAACATTAAATTCCGATAAATACTTTATGCAATTGCTATCAAGATATTTAGTCAAAAATAGAATCACCATCATAGCGGATGTGGCAGGATTCATTACGGAGTATAGACCAGTGTATAACAGACAAGTACAAGTATATAAAGGAATAGATAATATCCTAGAATTTAGATTATTAAACGCAGATCAAAAACCAATTAACACTGAAGGGTATACTCCAAAATTTAGAGCATTTGACGAAACTAATAATTTAGTCTTAGAAAAAGACGGAACAGTATTAGATGACGGAAGTACAGCAACTAAAGGGTTGTTTACTGTTACTATCACTGAAAATGAGTTATTAAATTTAAAACAGCAATATTTAAGCTACAACATTTATCTTATTGACAGTGCCGGTGATAACATACTAACATATACTGATACACATTTTGGTATGGATTCAATAATAAAAATAAGCACCGAAGCATTTCCTGGTCCAAAAAATTCTATTAATATCACCTCATTTACCGAAACCGGAGTCAACTCGGGTATATGGACTAGCAGTACATTAGATGCCCAACCTGCTATTAATGGCAATGAAGCATTACACACCGCAGCAGTGTATACAGCGTCATACAGCGGTGATGTTGTAGTACAGGCTACTCTTGATAACCAAGTAACAGAAAGCACACAGTGGGCTGATGTAGCTACGTTAACCTTTAGTGGCACAGAAACTACACCAACACCTGTAAACTTTAATGGTGTGTTCAGTCATATACGTTTCAAAACAGATGCCAACCCGGCAGATAAAATTACTAAAGTTTTAATTAGAAACTAGTTGACAAACTAAAATACTTTGCTATAATAGTAGTATGAGTATTGTATCCGACACAATTACAGCACACTTGCCAGCAAAGCGTAAGACTACTCCGAGTGGGTGGACTAGCTTCAATGCCCCCTGCTGTCAACACAACGGCAATACAGCAGACACTAGAGGACGCGGTGGACTTATTAGTGAAGGTGATACTGTAAGCTATCATTGTTTTAACTGCGGATACAAAGCAAGCTGGCAACCAGGTAGACCGGTGTCTAACAAGCTGCGTAAGCTTCTACAGTGGCTCAACTGTACAGATGATACAATAACACGGCTGACCTTTGACGTCATGCGCTTAAACGAAGGCGTTGAGGTAGCAGAGCGCAAGATAGAACTGCCTACATTTGAAACTGTACCACTACCTCCTGATGCAATTAAAATTACTGATATTACTGATTTCAACAAATTTAGTTTAGCTATCCTTGAGTATATGGCAGCACGTCATTTAAACTTAGATGATACTGATTATTATTGGAGCCCTAGTCTAGCATATCGTGATAGACTTATCATTCCGTTTTACTATGAAAAACGTATTGTAGGATGGACTGCTAGAACTATTGCAGCAGATAAAAAGCCCAAGTATCTTATGGAAGTACAGCCTGGATTTGTTTATGGACTAGACGAACAAGGATACAACAAAGTATTTGCTATTGTGTGTGAAGGACAGATAGATGCTATTCACGTAGATGGTTGCGCACTAGGCGGTTCAGAGATTAATGATGCACAGGCAATGCTTATCAACAAACTCAATAAAGATGTGTTTGTTGTACCTGATAGAGATCATGCTGGTAAAAAATTAGTAGAGCAAGCTATCGAACAAGGCTGGGGCGTTAGCATGCCTGAATGGAGTCAGGAAATTAATGATATAGGCGATAGTGTTGATAAGTACGGAAGACTATATACACTATACAGCATTGCTAGTGCTGCTGAAACTAGCCCACTTAAAATTAGACTGAGAGCAAAAAAATGGTTCGTATGATAAAGAAGATATTAAAAAAGATATGGGAATGGATAACATGGCCCTACTACAAAGTCAAAGAAGAAATTAAATTCCGTAAACGCATGAAAGAGCTACGGGAAAAAGACCCGTTTATCTATAAATGATAGTTTGGGGAATAGTCGGCAATAGTCACGATGCCAGCTTAGCCGTATTTGATGACAACAAACTATTATGGGCGGGCCTTGCCAAAGACTTTAGCGGTGTACCTAATGACCCTGATCTAAATGATGCCATTGTAGAACATGCACTGCAATATGGCAAGCCCAACAAAGTCATATGGTATGAACGTCCGTTCCTAAAGACACTGCGACAATGGCGTGCAGGACAAGGTTGGTTAGGCAAAGAGAACAACATCAGAGCCTACCTTAAACAGTGGAACATCTCCTGCAAAATAGAGTATACC